CTCTGCAACTGTGTTAGCATATCCGGGGTCTGCGTTAGCTTGTTCAATCCATACCACGTATTTCGATGAAGTACCCGCTGAATTTACTAATTGTCGCATAAATGGTCGGCGTCTTTCAATGCCCGTTACTCCATTTTCCAATGTAGATAAACCAACTGTTCCACCGCTATAATTACCGGTAATAGTCATTGTTCCGGCTACTTTAACGTCTAATGACATTAATCCGCCCTTTTGAGCAATTTTAGTGATCTCGTCTTTTGCTGATTTAAAAGCGTTGAAAATAGCACCGCCCAAAGTTCTTGCTTGTGGTTCCTCTTTTTTCGTTTCTTTTAATCCCTCAATCTGTCCTTCTAATTTTGCTACTGATACTTTCAAAGCATCGGTTTCTTCTGAATTGTCTTTTTCTGCTAATTCCTTAACCGCTGTAATATCAGATTTTATAGACTCAATATCTTCTTTAGATACAAAACCCTCTGTTTTTTCAGCTATTGTATTTTCAATTTTTTCAATAGCTTGTTCGGGTGTCATGTTTTCCATGTTCCTTTTTATTTATTAGTTAATACTATTTATAACTTTATTCCAATCAAATTCCGGTTCTTTTGTTGGCTCTGTTTTAATTGAATGTTTATTAAACGGTTCAACCTTTACAAGTTCTATTAAACGAGAATTTAAAAATTTTAATTTCATTTCTAAATGGTACATTCTTTCGTCTGTGCCATTACCTTTTACAATGGATTTAGTAACAATATCAATTTCCTTTGTTATCTTTTCAATTACATTATCCTTTCCCTCTGATTTGGCTATTTCAACAACATTTGTGAACTCATTTGCCCCAAATGTAACCGCTGAACCCTCAAATAATTGTACTTCACTAACCTGATAAAACCCGCCTTTCTCCATTGTGTCGTCCTCAACAAAACGAATTTTATCTTTTATGTATTTAAACCCTATTGAGTGTTCACGTATAATACCCTCGTCATAATCAATTAAAGCGTTCTTGCCGTCGTCTGATCGTGATAACTGACCAACTGCATAAAGCCCTGATTCATCTTCTTGTAATTCGGTGAATTTACCAATAGGCATGTTCCAATCATGGTATCTTAAAAAAGCTATTTTTCTATTTGAATCCGAATTTACACCCCGCTCCTGAATAGATTTTGTAAATGCTCCACGCTGTATAACATCGTTGTCAGAATCCACAACGTCAAATTTTGAAAGGTATAAAGCGACTTTTCTATTTTTGGAATCAATATCTTTTATTGTGAAATCGTTGGGTTTTGTCTTGTAGATATTAAATTGTTTTTCCATTTTATAACTTTACCTACAAAATTACGTAAATTTGTATTAAAATCTTTTAAACATGGCTTTAAACTTTTGGGAATCGTTTTTTGGTAACGAAAATAATAGGTATATAGATCAATTTAAAAACTACTTCAACCCCTCTGTGAATCGTATATGGGGACAGAAAACGGCTGTTTGGATTGACACAACTCACGCTTATAAACATTACATAGAAATACCTGAATTAAGAATAGTAATTGATAAACGGGCGTCAATGATGTCGTCTAATATCCCGGTTCTATATGACGCCAACGGTGAACGAATTGAATCTCATTGGTTTTTAGATTTGGTTAATAAGCCCAACCCGACGCAATCATGGAGTGATATTGTTTTTTCTTTATCAGTTAACGACGCATTATTTTCATCCTCTTTTGCTTATTGCCCCAAACGATCTTTTGACATTAGAAACCTGATCGTTCCGCTCCCCTCTGATAAAATGCAAATAAAATTGTCAGGCAAGAAATTGAAACAAATGGATAAAGACGGGTTAATAGACGGCTTTACTTTTGACTATGGTGACGATATTGAACAACTAACTTTCGACGATATTTTATACCTTTCCACTACTGATGGAATTAACATTGTTAACCCGTCCTCACGAATAGAATCTTTAAAATACCCGCTTTCAAACATTAAAGCCCAATACAATAAACGAAACGTTTTGTTAGAAAATATTGGTGCTATCGGAATTTTATCTGCAAAGAATAGTGACATAGTGGGTTCAATACCTATGACGCCTGAAGAAAAAAAGGACATTCAACAGTCATGGTATAGACGATCAAAAGACGAAGTAATAATAACTGAATCAGATGTTTCATGGAATCCTATGAGTTACCCAACAAAAGATTTATTATTGTTTGAAGAATTAACAGCCGACAAAATGGCTATAATTGATACCTACGGGCTTAATGCTAACCTATTTTCAAGCGAAAAGGGTGCAACGTTCTCCAACGTTAAAGATAGTATTAAAATGGCTTATACCGACACTATAATACCCGAAACCCAACAAATGTACGACAGCATGGCTCACCAATTCGGTTTAGTAAATGAGGGTATTTCTATACACGCTGATTTTAGTCATATACCGAGTTTACAAGTAGATGAGGTTTCCCGGGCTGACACAATGAATAAACGTGCTGATGTTGTTAAGAAAATAATTGAATCAGGCGTTGCTCTTACAAATGAACAGATCGAAGAAATTATAGGGTATTAAAAAAGCACACCGATTAAAGTGCACCTTTTAAGTGTTGAATTTTTAATTAACTTTATTCATCCTCTGTTGAATCAAATTTTTCATACCACTCATTGTTACTATCTTTTTCAAATAGTGCCCATTCCTGCGTAGTATATTCAGGTGCATTTTCTTTGATAATCTGTTCTACCATTTCGTAGGTTAAAAACATGGATTCTAAATCTATTTCTAATGTTGATCCACTTGCTAATCGTATTTCATAATTTTTCATAATATTGTTTTTTGTTTGTTTCTATACATTAAAGGTAGGTATATATTTTATATATACAAGTAATATTACAAGTTTATTTTGTTTATTTTTGTGAGTTTTCGGTGTTTCCCTTTGTTTACAAGGGTTATAGCGTGAAAAAAATATTAGCTTTTTAGAATACTTTTTTAAACATTGAGCGAATAAACATGGATAAACCCGCCAAAGTATCAGGGGCGTCGTCGTTCTTATTCTTGCCCTCTTTACTGAATCCGGTTACATTTTCCATGAATAGACTGTAATTAGGTTCGGCGTTATCTACAAACAGCATGTTATTCATTATAAATGCACTTTGCATTATTATTCGGGTTATCTTATTTTGTGTGTTATGCACTTGTAATATCTTTGTGCTTGTGGTTAGCTTTTGTATTGATCGTGAAAACATGGCTCCCATGCTATTGGATTCAACCCGGCAATAATTCACTTTCCATTTGTTTAATAATTCGGCACATAGCGGAATTGTAATATCTGTATTATCCCGGTTAAATAAATACTCAACAATATAAACCTTATCTTTTGTTATCCCGGCTATTGCTAATGAGGTGTAATCGTTTCCCTGATCTGCAACGTCAATATAACCTATATACCCCTCTATTCTGCCCTTAATGGTGTTGAAATCGTCTTTTGATACTATATTGAGGTCATTGAATAATCTACCCTCTAAATCTACCGGGGCTTGTTGGTATTCAGCCAACCATATTTCTTTCGGGGTTTTCTTTCTTTTCTCCTTGTATTCAGCCGTTGTCATAACGTCCTCACAAAATGATTTTTCTTTTTCGTTTAATGCCTTTACGATTATTGATTTATCGTATATTTCATTCGCTATATTACGCCCCATTACGTCATTCACAGACCAACGTGTGCCAATATCAATACGGGCACAACCTGATTCAAACCGGCTGTCATGCGTCGCCTCTTTCCATTGTATAATACGATCATTAATTGTATCACTTAATGCGTCCTCTAATCCTCTATATAAATCGTCTGTAATGCCAACTTTTGTTGCCCCGAATCCTATAATAGTTCCACCAACCCCGGCACCGAAATAAGAAACCATCTTCGCCCGGTTAGTGTTCCATCCTTGTAAATTGCTTTTGTCGTCTGATAATACCGTTATAAATATCTGTTTAAATTTGTCGCTTTTTACGATCGTTCTCACGTCATAGCTGAATTTAATATAAAGCGTTGCGGTGCATGTGTTACGCATTACTGATTCTGTTGGGTGTCTACCTATTAACCACGCACAAAATAGTGAGGTAATATAGCTTTTTCCGGCTCGTGGGGGCATGGAAACAGACAAAGAATTAATCTTTTTATCCTCTATTTGTTGCATGGCTTGTGCAACTTCTTTTAGGAAAATTCGTGATTTAAAAAATGGCTCGTCATAGTGTAAACAGAAATGCCAAAAGGAACGCCGGGCAACCTCATATTTAATAACTAACCGGGCGTCTTT